CACAACTCTGAAGCGGCTCTGGGCGGAAGGCAAGACTCATCCAGAGATTGCTGCCGCCTTGGGCTGCTCGGAGATGTACGTCTCGCAGTTGCGTGAAATACACAAGCTTCCTAGGCGTCGCCAGGTGCAGCACGGGCCGCAGGAGTTTGATCCTACGCCTGAGCAGATTGCCGAGCGTGCCGCTGAGTGTCGAGCACGACGGCCAGGACCGGCAGAACCGAAGGAACAGAGATACAGCGTGCCTCGGTATACGTGGACTGGGACTGGCTTCCGTGGACTAACGTGAGCACAATGCGAAAAGAGAAAAAGCCTAGGCGTCAAAAACGGCCCCCCCCGGTTGCACATCCTGGCGAGGGCTACACGCCTCGCACGAAGACGCAGGAGGCCGCCCTAGACACGATCCGGCGGAACTCAATCACGTTCATCCTTGGGCCGGCTGGCACCGGGAAAACGCATCTGGCGAGCGGCTACGCGGTGCAGCAGCTGCTGGCTGGCACCGTTGAGCACATCGTGATCACCAGGCCGAGCGTTGCCACGGAACAACTCGGCTACCTGCCCGGCAGCGCCGAGGAGAAAGTGGGTCCGTACCTGGTGCCGTTCTTTGACGCCATTGAGCGGATCGCCGGGAAGCGTGGCCACACGAAGGACCGCGAGCGAGTAGGTGCAGCCGTCAAGATTGCGCCGCTGGCGTATCTGCGTGGCAGGACGTTTCGGAATGCCGTCATGATCTTTGACGAGGCACAGAACGCAACATTCTCTCAGTTGAAACTGTTCCTGACTAGAATCGGCGACGGCTCCAAGGTCATCGTCACTGGAGACGCTGACCAGAGCGACTTGCCACGCAGCGAGCGACGCCTGATTGACGTGATGCAACGCCTGGCCGCCATCAAGGGGGTCGGCGTTGTGGAGTTCAAGGCCAGCGACATCGTGCGGCATCCGATCATTGAGAATGTGCTGAAGGAGTTGGAACGATGAGCGACTCATATGCAAACAACCACGAAAAGCATGGCATTGCCGATACGGCTCGGGCAACGCTCACCGACGCGGAGCGGGAGGCGATTGAGGCTGCGATAGTTGGTCGATTAGAGTTGGCCGATTTCGCCACGCTCCGCAACCTACTGGAGAGACTGAAATGAATCGCGGCGTGTGCCATCGTTGCGGCGGGCATTGGAAACGGTGCTACAAGTGCCAAGCGTGTAGCCGTCTCGCTTGACGCCTCGCATACCGTGACTTCATCGGACGCAGGAGCGTCCATAGCTTTGAAGGAGCGAAAGGTATGCAACGGATTGTTTTGCTAATGGCGTTGGCGTTCTGCGGTGTTGCCCAGGCGGATGACGTGATCATCAACGCCAGGCGGGTGACCATTACTTCGGCGCAGCAGCAGGCCGAAGAAAACGCACGCACAGGACGGCTCACTCACTGCCGAGTGCTGCACGGAATGCGAGAGGGCATAGGTTACGGGCAGACGCCAGAGGCGGCAGAGCGTGCGTGTTGCTTCTACAACGACGCGATGCGTGGCCGCTACCGCATCGTTGAAAAGGGCGTCGCTCGCGGCCCGCGTGGCTGGTTCGCTGTTATCCGCTACGAATGAAGACGGAGTGGATTACAGTCGAGTTCTTAGGCGGCCCACTGGACGGCGCTCTCAGGCCCGTCCAAGTGGGCGTCGCCATTTACTACCTAGCCAACGGCGCCGTGATCCACGCTTACGCTGCGGACGAGATCCACGAAGGCAACAGCGTCCGTCCAGTGATGAGTCACAATGAGGTGTTGAACGTGTCGAACTGGAACGCTTGACTCTGCTGCGATGCTTGGTGCATGAAGCCGATCACGTTCAGCGTTGCAGGCGATCCGGTGCCACAGCCTCGAGCTCGCATCACGACTCGTGGAAAGTTCGCACACGCTTACACGCCCAAGAAGCATCCGATCAACAATTACCGCGAAGAGATTTCAGCTGCTGCGATTGTCGCAATGGGAGACGCAGAGCCAGCAAGCGAACCTGTGAGCGTTGTCATTGACGCTGTATTCGCTCGCCCAAAGTCGCACATGACAAAGCGTGGCGTGAAACTAACGGCGCCGAAACTTCCACGACCTGACTGCGACAACATCGCAAAAGGCGTGCTTGATGCGTTGGCGTTGATTGTGTGGCTCGACGACACGCTTGTGCAGCGACTTGTGGTTGAAAAATCGTATGGCGATGAGGCAAGAACGACTGTGCGAGTGCAATGACAAAAAAGCCTAGAAAACAAGCACGAAACGCACGCGAAACGCAAAAAACACAAGAAAACAAGCCAAAAACAAACGCAACGAAAAACATGCGTATTTCCAGAGAAAAACGCACAAAAACACCAAAAACATGCGTTTTTCACGGGAAAAACAGTGGTTTTTGCAAAATGCTACACTACCCCTGACAGGGGGGGGTCTTGGGTAGGTTCTCCCGGCGGTTTTACACGGAAGCCTCATACGCGAGCTTGCAATATTTGTGATGTTTTTTAGCCATCGGGGGCCGCTTGGTTCGCTCTGACCAAAAAGACCGACAGGATGCCGCCAAGCGACGCTACGACGACATCAAGCGTCGGACTGGCGAACGGTCACGCAAGGTCGGTGCAGCTGGCCGCGACATCGGCAGCATTCCGCCGGTGAAGAACGCCAAGCGACGCGACTCATGCCGGTCTTCCTTCCGCCAGTTCTGCGAGGTCTACGGTGCCGAGTCTTTTCCACTCGCGTGGTCTGCGGACCACCTGACGGCCATCGCCAAGATTGAGGCCGCCGTGCTGCGTGGCGAGCTCTTCGCCTTTGCAATGCCTCGCGGCTCTGGAAAGTCAACGCTGTCGATCTGGGCCTGTCTCTGGTCAATGCTCTACGGACATCGCTCGTTCGTCATGCTCATCGGCTCTGACCAGGGCATCGCTTGCCAGATGCTCGACACGCTCAAGAGTCACCTAGAGCAGAACGACCTGCTCGCCGATGACTTTCCGGCGGCATGCTTCCCGGTGCGTGCACTGGAAGGCATCACGGCTCGCGTGCGTGGCCAGACGTGCGAGGGCGAGCCTACGCACATGGGATGGACGGCAGACAAGGTGACGCTGCCGTGGATCGGCAAGGCTGCGTCTGCTGGAGCCGCTGTGCGTGTCGCCGGTATCACGGGCCGCATCCGTGGCGTCAGTCACACTCGACCGGACGGCAAGACCATACGTCCCGACTTGTGCCTAATCGACGACCCACAGACTGACGAGTCGTCAGCGTCGCCTTCGCAGGTGGCTACCCGTGAACGCATTCTCTCAGGTGCAATCCTCGGGCTCTCCGGGCCGGGCAAAAAGATTGCCGGCTTGGCAACGATCACGGTGATTCGGCCTGACGACCTGGCTGACCGGCTTCTCGACAGGATGCGGCATCCGTCGTGGCAGGGAGAGCGGACAAAGCTTGTCTACGAGTGGCCAACCGCTGACGAGCTCTGGGGCCAGTACGCCGAGATGCGGCGCGAGGGGCAACGCAGCGGCGAAGGCACTGCAGCTGCTGACGCTTTCTACGTTGCCAACCAAGCGGTGATGAATGCCGGATCTCGGGTGGCGTGGCCGGAGCGAAAGCACGACGACGAGCTCACGGCAATCCAGCATGCTTGGAATCTGCGCATAGACCGTGGTGAGTCTGCGTTCATGGCCGAGTATCAAAACGCTCCGCTCGCGGACGACATATCGTCAGAAAAGCTCGACAAGCGGTCGCTCGTTGCTCGAGCTCTGACGCTGCCGCGCGGCGTCGTGCCACTTTCCCACCAGACGCTCACGGCGTTCATTGACGTGCAGGACAAGTTGCTCTACTGGCTCGTCGCTTCGTGGGGCGAATCGTTCGGAGGTCACGTCGTGGCCTACGGCACCTATCCTGACCAAGCCAGCACGTTCTTTGAGGCGAAGAACGCAAAGAAGACGTTGGCACTCGCAGCCCGTGGCGCCGGGTTTGAAGGTGCGTTGTCAGCTGGCCTTGAGTCGTTGACGCAGATCCTGCTCGGACGGGATTGGCTGCGTGAGGACGACGTGCCTATGCGAGTGCGTCAGGTGTGCATTGACGCCAACTGGGGGCAGTCAACCGAGGTGGTGCGGACGTTCTGCCGGCGGTCCACGTTCACTGGTTCTCTGCTGCCGACACACGGCAAAGGTATCGGTGCGTCCGGCGGGTCGCTTACCGAGAAGAAGGGCAGGGGCGAAAAGCTCGGACTCAACTGGGTGATGCGGCAGACTGCCACAAACCAGCGATACGGCGTCTACGAGACGAACTTCTGGAAGACGTTCGCGGCTGCTCGCCTGCGACTGACGCTGGGAGATCCCGAGGCGATCACGCTCCACGCTGGTGATCACGACATGCTTGTGGAGCATCTGACCAGCGAATACCCGGTTCGCACAGAGGCACGCGGGCGAGTCGTGGACGAGTGGAAGCTAGACAACCGGCGAGAGAATCACTGGTGGGACTGCCTTGTTGGATCTGCCGTGGCGGCGTCAATTGCTGGAGTGCATCCCGTGGCGACAGAGGCGGGTGGCCGGCAGCGTCGGAAGGTGACAATCCCATCCGGCCCAGGCGGAAAGAAAGTCATCCAACTCAAGAGGCTCGGCAAATGATTTCCGTAGTGAGCGTTGACGGCCTGGAGCCTCGTGATCTGTTTGCCATTCGCTCGCGTCTGACAAAGCCAGAGAGCGAGTTCCAGCGTGAGGTCTCTGGCGTGCTCGAGGGCGAGCTTTCCAGCTGCACGCCGATCGCGGTCTGTCACATGGACGGCGCTCTTGTCGGGTGGGCATGCTCACACGTATGGAACGACACGCAGACGCTTGAGATGTTTGTAGATCCTCGCCACCGGGCGTCGTGCATGGCACTTGCGTTGTCTGCGGCCTTGGTAATTCACGGCGTAATTGACCGCAACAAGTCTCTGGCGGTTTTTGCTCCTGCCACTGGTGCGATCGCTCGGAAGCTCGGCGTGCTCAACGTCGTTGAGTACGAGCGATCTGGCAACGACTGGGTCAAGGTCTGACGGCACACCCGGTCTGATTCCGTGGTGTTCTGCCGTAGCGTCACGCTCTATGAGCGACGAACTGCGCGACAAGATCGCCGAGACAGCATCAAGCCCGAAGCGTGTCCGCACGGACGCGGGCGAGGTCGAGGCTCAGGATGTCGCCTCAATCATTGAGGCCGACAAGTACCTGTCGGCAAAGGCGGCCGTGCAGTCCAAGACTCGTGGCTTGCGGTTCAACAAGCTGCTCCCTCCTGGGACATTCTGATGGGACTGTTTTCAAACTGGTTTGGTCGAACGCAGCCGACGAGGCAGATGCCTACGTCGTCAAAGTTTGTCCGCGCACGGTTTGACGCAGCCGAAAGCATTGACGACAGGCGGCACTGGGCCAACGCCGACTGGTTCTCTCTTGACGGTGCGCTGACGCCTGTGGTGCGGCGGACGATGCGGAACCGTGCTCGTTATGAGCGAAATAACAACTCGTACCTCGCCGGCATCTGCGAGACGCTGGCAACCGACTTGGTCGGCACCGGGCCGCGACTGCAACTCAACACGGGTGATCAAGACGCAGACCGCATTGTTGAGCAAGCGTTCTTTGACTGGTCGTGGCACGTCAACCTGGCTGAGAAGCTGCGGACGATGCGTCAGTCGAAGCTCATCGACGGCGAGTCGTTCGCGATGTATTTCACCAATCCGAAGCTGGATGGCGTCCAGCTTGACATCCGGCTCATTGAGGCCGAGCAGGTCGCAACGCCTGTCGGTCTCTACATCCCAGACACGACGCCGGAAGGCTCCATCGTTGACGGTCTTGAGTTTGATGATGTCGGCAACGTCATCGCGTACAAGGTGCTCAAGTACCACCCTGGCAGTAATTGGCAGGTGAGCAACTTTGAGTACAACCGTATCCCAGCCGAGATGGTTGTGCATTGGTTCTCTCGCCAGAGACCTGCGCAGCATCGCGGCGTTTCTGAAGTGGCTCCCGCAATCCGGCTCTTCGGCCAGCTGCGTCGGTACACCGATGCCGTCCTGGCTGCAGCAGAGACCGCTGCTGACTTTGCGGCTTTCCTGCACAGCAACTCGCCTGCCGCAGAAGTAGACGACGTTGATGCCTTCGCAGAGATGCCGATTGAGAAGAGAACGATGGTCACGCTTCCAGAGGGCTGGAACGTCTCGCAGCTGAAGGCCGAGCAGCCGACCAGTACCTACGCGATGTTCAAGAGGGAGATCCTCAACGAGATCGCGCGTTGCCTCCAGATTCCATACAACGTCGCCGCATTAGATTCCAGTTCCTACAACTACGCCTCGGGCCGCATGGACCACCAGGTCTATGCGTCCAATCAGCGTGTTCTGCGCGATGAGCTAGAGCGGCAAATGCTTGACCGCACGCTCCGCATGTGGCTTGACGAAGCCGTGCCGCTGGGCCTCGTTCCTCGAGGTCTACCGCCGATCAACGAGTGGAACTGGGTATGGGTCTGGGACGGCAGAGAGCACGTTGACCCATCCAAGGAAGCCAACGCTGCCGAGACCAGGCTGCGAACGCACACGACGACGCTGGCGCACGAATACGCCAAGCAAGGCAAGAACTGGGAAGCCGAGCTACGTCAGCGGGCAGCAGAGATTGCGTTGATGCAGGAGCTCGGCCTGTTCATCGACCTTGAGCCTGATGGCAACTACGGCGGCGCAACACCAGAGGACGCAGCAGACTAATGAACAAGCTGAACCTAGAAACGCCTGTTGAATTTGTGTCCGCAGCTGCTGCCGATGGCATGCCTGCTGCCCCTCGCAAGTTCACCATTGAGGCATATACCGGCGCTGCGATCCGGCAGGGCTGGTCTGCCGAGCCGATCGTCATCGACCTGGCTGGCATGAAATACAACCAGCGCATCCCGATCGTCATGGGCCACGAGTACACGCTTGGCTCAATCCTCGGGCAGGCAACGAGCGTCCGTGCCGAGAACGGTCGCCTCTACGTTGAGGGCGAGATCCTCGCTGAGTCTGAGCTCGCCCGGCAGGTGACTGCACTGGCTGAGAAGGGGTTCGCGTGGCAGGCGTCTGTTGGTGCCGACGTGATGCGGCATCAGAAGGTTGCCGCCGGCGAATCCGTAGCCGTCAACGGACAGACCTTCATGGGTCCAGTCCGCATCGTCAAAGCCTCCAAGTTGCGGGAGGTTTCCTTTGTGACCTTGGGTGCCGATGACGCAACGTCGGCCCGCATCGCTGCCGAAGAGGCAGAGGAGCTACTCATGGCGGAATCCGCCAACGAAACGCCCGCCGAGGTCACTGAGACCAAGGTGGAAGCCACGGCGAATGTCGTCGTGGAGCCCAAGGTCGAAGCCAGCGCGGACGTGTCCGCGTTTGAGGCCAAGATCGAAGCCATGCAAAAGGAAATGGACAACATGAAGCAGGTCATTGCCACCCGCGAAAGCCGCGCTCCGGCTGTTCACGTGGTCGAGGAAGTCAAGAACGACAAGGTCATTGAAGCGGCCCTTTGCCTCCAGGGCGGTCTGCCGAATGCTGACAAGGCGTTCGACGCTCGCACGCTGGAAGCCGCCGACAAGCTGAAGCGGACGACCTCGATCGGCGAAGTTCTGATTGAGGCCGCTCGTGCCAACGGATACACCGGCAGCAGCCGGATCTCCGCTGGCAATGCCGAGCCGGTGATCAAGGCCGCGTTTGCGACGCACGACATCAGCAACCTGCTGTCGGCGCTTGTGAACAAGTTCCTGCTCAACGGTTTCAACGCCGTCGAGTCGTCGTGGCAGGAAGTCTCTGCGATCCGGTCGGTCAACGACTTCAAGGCGATCAACCTGCTGCGTCTGAACGGAGACATGAAGTTCCGCAAGATCGGCAACGCCGGCGAGCTCAAGGTGGCTCAGGCTTCCGATACGAGGCGGTCGGTCGCTGCTGACACCTACGGCATCAGCACCCAGCTGACCCGTCAGGACATGATCAACGACGACCTCAACGCGTTGTCGCGGATCCCGCAGCGCATGGGTCGTGGTGCGGCTCTCGCCATGAACGAGGCGATCTGGTCCGAGTTCCAGAGCAGCAACAGCAGCTACTACCAGTCGGCGACCGCTGCCGCTGGCAACGCTCTGTCGTTGTCCTCGCTGAAGACGGCGACCACCGCCTTCCGCAAGTTGAACGACCCGGACGGCAATCCGCTGGGCATCGCGCCCCGCGTGCTGCTCGTTCCGCCGGAACTGGAGATCACCGCTGCGGAGCTCATGACCTCGGCGTTGCTCATCTCGGGCAACACGACCAAGGAGCCCAACGCGAACGTGCTCCAGGGTCGGTATCGCGTCGTCGTGTCGAACTACCTCACGTCGGCCTCGACGTGGTGGCTCGCCGCCGACTCGGTTGACCTCCCGGCGCTCGACGTGGTCTTCCTCAACGGCCAGCAGGCTCCGACGATCGAACAGGTCGCCCCGGACTACGAGCTGCTCGGCGTGGCGATCCGTGGCTTCTTCGACTTTGGCGTGACCAAGTCCGAGAGCCTGTCGTGCTACCGAATGGCGACTGCCTGAGCCTGACAACTGCAAACCGTGTCCGCCGGGCGGGAGCCAAAGCCCGCCCGGCGGCATGACCACAAACGAAAACTAACTTCCAAAGAAAGAGGTGATCCTCATGGCTGATTACTACCAGGACGGCGATCTCGTCAACTACACGCCGAGCTCGGCTGTGGCTGCCGGTGCCGTCGTTGTTCTCAATGACCTTGTGACCGTGGCTCCTCGCCCCATTGCCGCCAATGCTCTTGGCGCTGTGGCTGTTGAGGGCGTGTTTAAGCTGCCGAAGGCTTCCGGTGCGATCGGCCAGGGCGCCATCGTTTACTGGGACTCCACCAACAGCAACGTGACGACGACCAGCAGCGGCAACAAGCGGGCTGGCAAGGCCGCCGAGGCTGCTTTGTCGGGCGACTCTGTGGTGCCGGTTCTGCTCAACATCGGCTGATTCAATCCCACCTGCAAGCCGCCGGCGGCCGCGTCATCCTTTCCGCGCCGCCGGCGGTCTTGTAGCTCGAGGTGCCTATGTCCGACCTACTCGCCAGCGGTGCGTCATGGCTCGCCGGCCAGTTGTCGGCGAGTGCGTCGCGGTCTGTCCGCTACTACCGAGGCACCAACTACGGCGCGATCACCGCAACAGTCGGCACAAGCCGCTTTGAGTCGCAAGGCACAAGCGGAGTCCTTGAGATGTGGGAGTCTCGGGACTTTGTCATCAAGGCCGGCACGCTGCCTTTCGGAGAGCCTCTGCGACACGACAAGATCGTGGAGACGGTGAACGGCGTGGACGTGACCTACGAGGTGACGACCCCGCGTGGTGTGCCTGTGTTCCATTACGGCGACGCCTTCCGGCAGACCGTGCGAGTGCACACCATTGCCACAACGGAGTCCTCGCAGGTCGCTCCGACGCTCAGGGCTCGCTTCTGGGGCTCGTTTGCGTCGGCAACGATTACAGACGCCCAGATCGTCGCCAGCCTCTCCAGCGACCTTGGAGGCTCTCTGGCACAGTCTCGCACGGTGGCAGCTGCTACAGCGTATCTGTACGTCGTCCTGCCTACGTCTTTCGGCACGCCGACGTTTGCTGTCAACGGCCTGACATTGTCGGCCTGGGAGACGACGCAGCGGATTATCACGTTCTCGGGACAGGCAGCCGCAAGCTACGGCATCTACCGCACCACGTATCCGATCACTGGCACCGTCAATCTGGTGGTGGCATGACGCAAATCCGAGGCACTAACGTACTGGCGCAGCGTTCGTATAAGCGGCATGAATAACAGCCCAGCCCGGGCATAGCCGGTCTGATTGAGCCTTTTGGCAGCGACAATCGCCAGCCGAGGTGACGACCGATGGCAAACACATTCTCCTTACTGCCCGGCCAGCTTGACGTGACTTTTGTGGTTGGCGACGAGGTCAACGTCGCGATCAACCTGGGCGTCAACGTCACCGGATACACGCTTCAGTCGTCTGTCTACGTCGCGTCCTCGGCAGGGTTTACTGGAGGTGGTGGCGGCACAACGACAACTGTTGGTGCTACTGCTGCAATCCCCACGATTCAAGTTGTGACTGCAAGCACAGGCGCAATCATCTGGTCACTCACGGAAACGCAAACGGCTGCGCTGTCACCTGGAATCAAATACTACTGGTATCTCCGCTGGATCACGCCTAGCACGTCAATGACTCGGACGATCTTGGCTGGAAGCTGCATCCCGAGGGCTCCAGGCGCATGAGTGAAATCTCTGTCAGCGTAGTTGGCGGCAGCACGATCAATCCAACAGTCGGTAACGGCGACGTTGTCAACGTCACAATCTCCGAGACGGGTGCTCGAGGTCCGACCGGCGCAACTGGGCCTGCGAATACGCTTTCAATCGGTACTGTCGCTGCTGGCACAACAGCGTCAGCAACGATTACCGGAACGGCGCCGACGCAGACTCTGAGCCTTGTGCTGCCAAAAGGCGACACGGGAAGCACGGGCAGCACTGGCGCGACCGGAGCGACTGGTCCGACCGGTTCTGCTGGCCCTGCGAACACGCTCACGATCGGGACGGTGACGAGCGGCACGGCTGGTGCAACGATCACCGGAACGTCTCCCAACCAAGTGCTGAATCTGGTTTTGCAGAAGGGCGACACAGGCGCTACTGGTGCCACTGGCGCCACCGGCGCGACTGGCCCGGCGGGATCTGTTCCGCTTGCAGACGAGACTCCTCGGCCGCTTGGCACAGCATCGGCCGGTTCGGCGACAACGGCGGCGCGTGCTGACCATGTCCACGCCACGCCGACAATCGCCTACAGCAGCCTCTCCGGCGTTCCGTCCACCTTCAGCCCGGCTGCCCATTCGCACGCAGTTGCCGACGTGACTGGGCTACAGACCGCGCTTGATTCAAAGCAGGCTAGTGGCACGTATGCCACGCTGGTCGGCGGCACCGTGCCTTCCAGCCAGCTGCCGAGCTACGTTGACGACGTTGTTGAGGTGGCCGGCTATTCGTCGCTGCCTGCAACTGGCGAGAGCGGCAAGCTCTACGTGGCACTCGACACAAAGAAGCTGTGGCGGTGGAGCGGCTCTGGATATGTTGAGATTTCGCCCTCGCCAGGCTCAACGGACAGCGTCACAGAAGGCAGCACAAACCTCTATTTCACGGATGCTCGAGCTCAGGCCGCTCTGTCGTCGGCACTCTCTGGCAAGGCCAGCACCTCGCACACCCATACCGCGAGCCAAATCACTGACTTCGCCAGCGCCGTTTCTGCCGTTGGCGTCACCGTTCCGGTGGCTACGAAAAGCGTCGTTGGCGGCGTGTCTGTTGGTGGCGGCCTTTCTGTCACTGGTGCAGGCGCGTTGTCTGTTGAGGTTGCACCTGGTGCTCCAACAAGCATCACGGACGGCGGCGGCACGCTGTCGTGGACTGCGAGCTCAACCGGCACTTCGGCCGCATACGACGTGCAGCAGACGTATGACAGCGGCGCGACTTACACCACTTTCGTATCCGGCGTCACTGGCACAAGCACTGGAAACTTTGATTCTTCGAGAAAGTTTCGAGTACGTGCCAAGAACGCCGCCGGCCTTTACGGCACGTGGGGCTACCAGTCTGGGCTGACGCCGCAGACTGAGGCCAAGAACCTGACAATTGGAAGCGGTTTCACGACAACCGATGGCACGCTGTCCGTGAGTGCCGGCTCGTCTGGAGTGACCAGCGTGGCGGGCCGCACAGGTGCCGTGACGCTCACGTCAAGCGACGTTGGCCTGTCCGCCGTCAATAACACCTCGGACGACTCTAAGCCTGTCTCAGCGTTGCAGACAGCTGCTGACGCAGCTGTCAAGGCTTACGCGATTCAGCGTGCGAACCACACAGGCAGCCAGGCGGCAAGCACAATCACGGGTCTTGCTGCCAGCGCTACGACAGACACTACAAGTGCCAGCAATATCACATCTGGGACGTTGCCAGCGGCTCGGCTGCCTGCAACAGCGGTTACGGCTGGCAGTTATGGATCGGCATCTTCAGTCGCCAGTCTCACGGTAGACGCGGCTGGCCGGCTCACGGCAGCCTCTTCAACGGCCATCTCCATCGCATCATCGGCTGTCTCTGGCCTCTCGGCCAGCGCCACGACAGACGCAACAAACGCAGCCAACATTTCGTCCGGCACGTTGCCGGCGGCTCGTCTTCCTATCGCAACGTCAAGCACTGCTGGAGCGATCATCGTCGGATCTGGCTTGTCGATTGCGTCTGGCGTCCTTTCTGCAAGCGGAGGTGGCGGAGGCAGCTACACGTTGCCTGTCGCGACAGCCAGCGTTCTCGGTGGTTGCAAGCAGGGGTCAAACGTCACCATCGCGGCAGATGGCACGTTGAGCGTTGCAGCACCGACAACGGACGCCAGCGCGTTGACATCTGGAACGCTGCCAGCGGCGCGCCTCCCATCTGCAACATCTAGCACGATCGGTGGCGTAATCGTTGGCGGCGGCCTATCTGTGTCGTCTGGCACGATCTCGACTGACCTTCGCAGCAATACGTCTGGAATAACAGGCGCCGCCGCGATCACAAACATCGTCTCGCTGACTGCGGCCCAATACACGGCACTTGGCACGAAGTCCTCCACGACGCTCTACATAGTCTCGGGGTGAGCCGTGCCGATTTATCTCGGAACAGCAACGCCATCGGACTACAAGCTCGGCAGCAGTGCCGTGAGCAAGATTTACCTTGGCTCAACGCAAGTGTGGCCTGTTGCTTCTGGCGCGTTGCTGACAATTTCACGTGACAACGGATCAGGAGACGCGTCCTCATTCTCAGGCAGCGGAACAACAGCTAGCCCGTTCGTGCGGTCAACTGGCGTCTATCTGGACGACGCTAACGGCCTTTCGCACTACACATGGACTGTTGGCGGTTCATGCACAGTATCTGTGAAGTGGGATTTCTCTGACGACGACGACAACGGATACGGCTCGTCAATTTTGAAGAACGGTGTCAGGCAAGCCATCGGGTTCAATGCAAATCAGAGCACAGTCACGACTGGCGTATACAGAACGCAGCTCAACATTACTGGAAGTTTTTCAGCGACAACTGGCGACGTTCTGCGGTTTACAAGCGAGGTGTCTTACTCGCAGTTTTTCTCAAACGTCAGGATCTCCGCAGCATGAGCAACACCCTACGCACAATCGCCGACAGACTTGCCACTGGGCTCAACTCCGTGACGTGGGCAATTCCGTCTACGGTCGTCCAGCGTAGAAACTGGACTGACCTAGACGTTGAGTCAATGACATCGCCTCGTGTGTTCGTAGTGCCAGGCAATGCCGACGTTACACGCATCAGCCGGCAGATGATGCAGATCGACTACACGGTCACAGTGTTCGTTGGCAGGCACGTCCAGACTGACTCGGACGTTGACGCGATGCTTGACCTGGCGGACAGCGTCATGCTCCAAGTGCGAGCTCACTCTTTTGGCCAGGCAGTCGTCTGGCCCGCAGGAGTGACAAGTCCGCAGACCGTGAGCATTGACTTGAATCCTGACGACGCACTGACTGAGCGGAACGTCTGGCGGGCCGTGATCACGGCAACGTATCGGGTGTTTGAGTCAAACGTGCTGCCGACCGCCTAGGAGGCTGTTATGCCGTCAATGCTCTCTGGCATTAGCCGGGCATTTATCCGCCCAGGCATGATAGGTGGCAATCGCCGTGAGATGTCTGCAGACACGCTTGGGCGGCTCAAGCTGCGGGCGAGCATCAAGGGCAGTTTCTTTGATAAGCCTCGCGTCAGTCGCATGATCGGCAAAATGAACGCAAAGGCGTTGTCTCTGCTTGGAAGGGACGTTCGGCAAGCCGCAAAAGAAGGGATCGGCCGAGGCAAAGGGAAGATCAGCGGTGCTGCAAAGCGGCGAGCGGGACGCGGAAAGCCTGTGGAGTTCGCAGGTGGACTCTACCTCGACATCACGGCATATGGATCTGGCACACCTCGCCCGGCAGGCCAACCGATCAGGTCTTGGTCGCCGAAGAGGTGGTTCTACAAGGACATCATGTATTTCTACGATCAGGCTCGCGTGACTGCCGTGATCGGAACACTAAAGACGAAGCCTTGGCTGACGCAGCTGCACCAGTTCGGCGGCGTGGTCAAAGAGACGGCGTATCGCATTGGGGTCGGTGCTGCCCGAAATGCGTATTTGCGGAATCAGTCAGGAGGAGGCGGAAGAGACAGTAAGGGGCGGTTCAAAAAAGGCAGCGGCGGTCCACAGAAGAACCAGTACCAATACGGTGCTCTGCAATGGGTCACTAACAAGGGTGGATTCCGGTTTAGCCGCAACTGGGAGAAGACAAGCATCACCCGTATGGCCCGATATCCGGCCCGTCCGTTTATGGCAGGATCAAAGCGAGTGGATGCTGAAGTCCGCAAGGCAAACGAGAAGTGGCGGAACATGCTCGGCAGAAACTAGGCGACGGCACACCCGGTCTAATTTCGGCCTTGCTGCCCATACCGTGAGCGAACCAGCCGCACCGCTGGCACTCGCACACGAGGGCAACACATGCCAGAAGTTACTACGACCGTACAGCTCGGCAAGGAAGTGACGATCACGGGCGTTTCAAACGCTCGGTCTGCAACCGTCACCAACTCGGCATCCGACATTGACGTGACCAAGCTGGGCGACACGTCGCGGAAGTTCCGCAAGGCTCTGATTGAGCAGACCATCGAGGTTGAGTGCGTTGACGTACCTAACGTCAGCATCGGCGGGACGTTCACAGTCTCCGGCACGACGACAGGCAACGCATCTTACATCTGCACAAGCCTCGGCAAGAGCGAACCGCTCGACGGAATTGTCACCTACACCGTGTCTGGTAGCCGCAGCGCCTAACTCACCTAGCACAGGAACTAAAAACAATGGCAATCACTCTTGGAAAAGACGCGACAGGAGCTCCATTTGGGGCCGGAATCATCTCGGCCACGTTTACGCAGGAATGCGAAACGATCGACATCTCGAACCGCACCAACATCGGCGGCTCGTCAGGTGCTCCAGGTAAGAAGGCTTTTAAGGCGGGCTTTGTGACAAAGACGTGGGAGATTGAGTGCCACGATCCGACCGGGCTGATCACAAGTCTGGAAGCCGCAGGAACCAGCGGCTCATTCTCTGTCATGAGCGTGACTGAGAACATCAGCGTTGACGGTGCCGTGACATACAACGTGACTGCCAAGGAATTCTAAATGGCAATTACGCTGGGGAAGGATTGCAGGATCTCAATTGGTGGGAATGTCTCAGGCGCTCGCAATGTGACGCTGACAGAGACCGCTCGCACCATTGACATCAATCCTTTCGGCAGCAGGGAAGCCTCGGTTTATCAGACAGGCTACGACTGCTCTGTGTCGGTTGAGCTCAACGACTCCGAGGCACTCGGCGATGCGTTCTCCAACATGCACACCGGCACACCCGTGCAAGTAAGTGGCGGCGCAGGAGGTTTTAATTTTCTCGCTGTGATCACCGGCATATCGGAAAACGACCCAATCGACGGCGTGGCGACGTTCACGATTGACGCAAAGATGACTGATCGGTCTTTGACTAGAGGTGGTGCCTGATGCGTGAGTTTCGAGACGACCAGGGCAGGCCGTGGCAGGTGGCGTTGACCGTCGCGTCAGCGCTGCGTGTCCGCGACAACGTCACGGTGGACGTAGTGGACGAGCAGACTGGCGACCGGAAGGCTGTGCCGTTTGACCTGGTGGATGCTGCGAACATCTCGCAGACGTTCCAGGTGCTCCGCAGCCAGTACGCCAAGATCGGCGAAATCCTCTACGCACTTCTCACGAAGCAGGTGGAGACCAAGGGACTAAGCAAGGAAGATTTCCTTGACGGCCTGCGTGGCGATTCTCTGGACGCCGCAACCAAGGCCCTTGAGCAAGAGCTTGTCGATTTTTTCCCCCAGCGCCTCCGCAAGATGATCGGGCTTCTCGCGTCCAAGATGGACGAGGTTCAAAACGAGATGCTCGGCAGAGCGGAGGCGGGTCTGGAGAAGGCGACGATCGAGAGCCTGGCAGGAGCATCTGGGACGCCATCTGGGAAGCCGCCGGAATCCTCGGAGTCTACCCAGGAGAGTGGACTTGCAGACAACTCTTCGCCGCTCGCGACAGCCGCCTAGAGCACCAGTGGTGGCACACGGCCAACATCCTTGCACAACAGGCGAACATCAACAGAGACAAGGGAACGCCTAAGTCTGACCCGAGAAAACTGAATCCCTACGCAAAGAAGGAAAAGCCACGACAGGCCACGCCGCAGGACATTGAGCGGCTGTTCGGCAAGGACTGGCAGAAACACGTATGAGCGCAGGAGCAGTCAGAGCCGGCGGCGTATTTGTTGAGATCGGTGCCGATCCGAGGAAGTTTTTCTCGGCACTGAACCGGGTCAATAAGTCTCTCGGCAATATGGGCCGCTCGCTTTCCTCGGGTGGCGGCCGGCTCGCAGCTGCTGGCATTGGCATGGCGGCACCGATTGCCGCTGCCGTTCAGCAGGGTGCTGCGTTTGAGTCAACGCTGCTCAACATCAAGGCCAGCACTGGGGCCACTGCTGGAACGCTTGACCAGATCAGAGCGTCTGCAATGCAGATGAGCCAGGCCCTTGGCGTCGGGCCGACTGAAGCTGCACAGGGAATGCTCGAGCTGCTCAAGGCAGGCGTTCCGCTGGAGACTGTTCTCAATGGCGCCGGAAATGCTGCTCTACAATTTGCAAAGGTTGCAGGGCTGGACGGAGCCACTGCAGCCACGGTGATGAGCAAGGCGATGAACGCTTTCGGTGTTGATTCTGTCGTTGCTGCAAACTCAATGAGTTCTGCTGCTGATGCTTCGGCAACGAGCATTGAAGAGATGGCACAGGCGTTCTCTCAAGCCAGTGCCGTTGCCGCCACTTCAAACATGTCGATTGACGATTTGTCTGCATCGTTGGCGGTGCTTGCCAATAAGGGCATCGTCGGAAGTGACGCAGGCACAAGCGTCAAAACGATGATGCAGAAACTGAAGGTTCCGACAGACGAAGCCGTTGGTGCGCTTGCAAAAATCGGACTGACGTTTGACAGTTTTCGTGGCGCCGACAAGCAGCTTCTTGATACTGCTGGTGTGATCGGAGTGCTTGAAAAGGCGCTCAAAGGCGTTGACGCACAAACTAAAGATGCAGTGCTTGGCAAAGTGTTTGGGTCAGATGCCATCCGTGCCGTAACAATCTTCACGCAAGTCGGCGTTGACGGGTTCAACAGCATGAAGGATGCAATGTCATCCGCTCTGCCTGTCGGCGAAAAATACAAGCTCCTGATGAGCGGCTTGGCGGGCTCGGCAGGCAGCGTGATCGCAGCCTTGCAGCGCATGGCGATCACAGTCTCTGACGCTGTGTCGCCTGCTCTCGCTAGCGTGGTGCCGTTCATCACTGGATTCATTGACGGACTGACTGACTTTGCCAACAAGAACAAAGAGGCTGTTGCTGGTTTTGCAAAGTTCGCCGTTGCTGCCGTCGCGGTTGGCAGTGCAATGGTCGGGCTAGGTGTCTCGCTTCAGGTGACATCGTTTGGCTTTGCAGGAATAGGTAAGGCGGCGATGTTCGCCCTGTCGCCATTGACGATGCTGCTCGGAACGGTCACGGGCGTTGGCAAGAGTTTCACGTTGGCATTGCCGGCGACGATGGCTCTAGGGAAATCTGTTGCTGGTTCAATGCTAGCGGCATCTACGTCTGTCGCATCGTTTGCATCTACTGCTGCCTCTGCGTTGGCCGGATTTGCGGCAACTGGCGTTAGCGCAATGGCTGGCTTTGCCGCTTCATCAGCAACTGCACTGGCAGGATTCGCTACGTCTGGAGTTGCTGGTTTTGTTCGGATCAGCAGTGCGGCATCAACTGCGGCTGCAGCAATGTTTCCAGTGTTCTTCACTGGATTCAATCGCGGAATCGCAGCCGGTGCCGGATTCTTTTCTGCGACACTTCGAGGTCTCAACGGCGTCGTGATGGCGTCGAGCGCTTTGCGTGGTGCGTTGTTTGCCGTGTCTGGCTCCGGCATGGCTCGTTTTGTTGGCGACATCGTTGGCGGATTGACGCTCACGTATAAGTCGTTCGTCTGGTGGGCTACTGGTGCGTCCGCCAGGCTGGCTCAGTACGCGGTCAATGTCTACATGGCTGCGGCAGCAACAGTCGCAAATGCTGCCCGGATGGGTGCGTCGTGGGTAGCCTCCGCGTTGCCAGGACTTGCGGCATTCGCAACGGCAGCAGCAGGTTTGCTTACGAAATATGTGGGCTCAACTGTTATGGCTGCAGTTGCCAGCGTCACAAACGCTGTCAGGTCTGGTGCTGCATGGGTAGCTTCGGCGCTGCCAGGCGTGTTGGCATTTGTAGGTGGGGCCGTGGCTGGAATTGCGTCATACCTCGGCGCGGCTGCAATGGCTGTGGCAGGTTCTGTTGCGTCTGCAGCAGCGGTGGCAGCTGCGTGGCTGGCGCCGTTGGCACCATTTGCTTTGCTGGCTGCTGCTGCTGTTGGTGTTGGTGCGGCAGTTAAACAATTAGCCCCACAGATTTCTGGTGCTTTCTCAAGCGTCTCGGGATACGTCTCAGAGGCCGGCGGTGCTATCTCTGGCGGCTTCTCTACTGCCGTCTCTGACGGCATGGTCGTCCTCGGCGACTTGTCAAAGACAGCCACCACTACCTTCACCGGAATCTACGAGGCCGTCGCGGCTGGCGACCTTGGCACTGCGATGGACATACTTTGGGCCGGGCTTGTCGCCGGATGGCTGCGTGGCGTCGAGGCTCTGATGAGCTACGTGGACCCGTGGACTGCCGCCTTCCAAGATGTATTCACGGACATCGGCACGGGCATCTACATCGCGTGGGACAAGATCTACACCGACTCGGCTGCAGTCCTGAACGCGATGGGCGCGTTCATCCTTGGCTTCTTTGACAACATCGCCAACGGTGTGATGGCGACGTTTGACAACCTAGTGGCTGCCATTCAGATCGCGTGGACTCGCGTGCAGGGATTCATCACGGGAGCTAAGGACACGGAAGAGCGTGTGCAGGCGATCAAAGACGAGAACGCAGCACGTGCCGAGCAGCGGATGCAGGAGCGGCCAGGCATCGCTGCTCGATTAAACAAGGCAGCTGAACAGAACGTCCAGGCCGAGGCCGCAAGGATGGACAGGAAGCAGGCCGCCCTGGACGACGCACAGGCGACAAAGGAGGGCAGGCAGGCCACCAACAATCAGAGGGCAGCCGATAGGCGAGCAGCAACTGTTGCCGCAGAGGGCAACCTTGCAAGCATCACCACAGGCGCGAGCGAAGGCCGGAAAGATGCAGCCACAGCGGCCGAGCTCCTCAAGTCCCTTGAGACTGCGTCCTCGCTGGAACAGATCACGAACATCGGCGCTAGCATTGACGCTCTGATGCAGAGGGGCAACGTCAGCGGAGAGATGGAATCAAAGCTCCTTGACGCCTACTACGCTGCGTTCTCTCGCGTGAACATTGACTCTGCGTCTGCGTCGCAGAAGGCTGCGGAGGGCGGTGCAAAAGGTGCAGGTTCAGACTCTGCTACCAGCAAGGCCGAGGTGGCCGGCACGTTCTCAGCAAACGTCAACGGCATGGGGTTCGGTTCTTCGCTTGCCGAGCGGCAGCTCAAGACGCTTGAAAGCATTGAAAAGAACACCAGAGGAAGTGGCGAAGAAGGAAAGGTCGCAGCGTAATGGCACTCACATGGATTGAGGACGGCGATTCTCGCCAGGCCACGATTGTCCGCAAGGGCAAGAAGGCGACAAGCTCGTACGTCAGGTCGTTCAAGGTGTTCGGCACGACCGACGACGTTGAGCTTCATACAGCCGCAAGCGCCAAGATCATCGCTGACGGCTACTGGGAATACCCTGGCCTGCCGACGATGAGGCTGAAGGCCGAGCAATACAGCGTCTCGTTTCTTGGCGACAACGCTTGGCAGGTCACGATCCAGTACGAGAAGAATGGCGCCGATGATGGTAACGATCCTCTGAAGCGGTCTCGGTCGTTTGACACGTCTGGCGGTACGCAGCACATCACGCAGGCGTATGGTGAGCTCAAGTACGGCACTGGCCCGGCACAGCAGGGTGCCATAGGCGTGGACTCTAACGGCGTCAACGGAGTTGACATTGTCGTGCCTGCCCTGCAGTGGCAGGAGACGTACGACGTGCCAAACGCATACATCACAAGCGGCTGGATTCGCGGCGTTGCTGGAGTCACTGGCACAACCAACCTCTCGGCGTTTCGTGGCTTTCAGCGTGGCGAGGTGCTGTTCGTTGGCTGCACTGGATCGCAGGAGTGGGACGAAGAAAAAGGAAAAGGCCCGTGGAGCCTTGCTTTCCGTTTTGTAGCTTCGCAGAACCAGACAGGGCTATCTGTCGGGAGTATTGGCGGAATCACAAAAGGAGGCCACCAGTACCTCTGGGTGCGGTACGAGGACGCAGTGGATGGCAATGACCTGCTGAAGCGGCCAAAGACTGTCTACGTCAATCAGGTCTACCGTGAGACTGATTTCTCGGTGCTCGGCATAGGAACCTCGTAATGGCACGCCCAGACGGACGCATTGAGCCAGGCCAGCCCCTGCGCGGTGCGATCTCTGCTCGAGCATGGAACCGTGCGCAGGATGCTGCGGATGTCGTCCTCGGAGCGTATGCCGGAACCGAAGGCGTTCAAGGCTCGCCGGTACTGAAGCCGTATACGTGGTGCTACTGCCAAGCGACAGTCACTGTCCCACAATGGGGCATCCTTGCCATCACGGGCGTTTCAACGACTTCGTATAAGGAGATGCCTGTTCTGACGGGCGGAACTCCAACAGACACGACAACTGCATGGTGCGTGGCTGTTGAGCCGATTGCCGGCGGCAAGATTGGCAGGGTGGCTGTTGGTGGTGCTGTATTGTGCAAAATTGAAGTGTCGTCCGCTGGCGACAAGTTCGCTGCGTGCAAAGCATCTTCAGCAGAACTCAAGTCTGGTTCAAAGGGCGAAGGCTTGATTCTATGGAATGAGTCAGGAACAGGATCTGGAAAGTGGGCAATCATTCGCCTTGCTTCCAGCAGTGCTGAATCAGGTGGCGGAGCAGTTCTTCGCGGTACGTTCACAGGCGCACTTCCAAAGGGTAGCTACGCTTCTGTCACAAACGTAACCGGCTTTGAGCCTGGCACGCCAGTTCCGGCCATGAATTATTTTGCCAACATCACAGGCACTGGCACGAAAAACTGTGCACTAACGATGGTAGGAGATGAATACATACTGATTGCCGTGGAGTGCTGAAATGGTTGATGCGACTGAGCCTCTGTCGGTCATTCTGTGGGCTGTGTTTGCGTTTGCAGCAGGGATGTATCCGCTTGGGTTCATGTTTCCGACACCATGCAGCAAATGCTGCAAGCCTCCATGCGAAGACCTTTTCGAGTTTAAGCGATGTGCTCGCTTTGAGGCTGTCACGAAGGGAACTCGAGGAAACTCGTTCATTCAGGACAATCCTTCTCAGCCTTTGTTCAGAAATGGCTGGCCAGCAATACCAACGCCGACGCATGGCTTCTCTCGCTCAATTGCTCGGCCAGAAGACATCGGAGTGTTTCGTGTAACTGACGAGGCAAGGTTTCGCGCCACAGCGCGAGTTAGCTTTGCGCAGTCAGACGAAGTTGAGGTGCGATTTACACTGCGCGATCGGTTCACCGCAGAGAATCTTGAACCGATCTACACGTTCACAATTCAGTTTGACGAGCAGGCTGAAACTAGAACGCAAACAAAGACAAGCGACCGTGCGTCTACCGTTGTCGTTCCTCAAAGCGCGCTGATCAATAATGAGGTCACGCTCATCCTGATGACACCTGACCCAGTCGGCAGGACTGTGTTTCGTGATTACCGTGGCCAGTACGAGGGGTGGCTGCAAAACAACGACTGGACATCGTGGGTTTATTTGCAATACGCACCGTTCACCGAGAACGCAGGCGCCGTTGAAGTCCTAGACAAGACGTTTGCGTATGCCTGCAAGATTGACGACTTTCAGTACGCCTCCAGCACTGAGCCTTTCTACGCTCAAAGCGAGTACGTCTGGGACAAAGACGCAGTCATGTCGTTCTTGAACGGCGAAAGTCAGCAGAGGTACGTTGATCCATACGGGAATGAGTGGGACGTGACGATACAGGGCGACACTCCACTCTGTGGAATTCACTATTCGCAGTCACTTGCAGATGTAGACGTTCCGTACTTGCTGACGGCCAAAGTTCCAGCGTCGGATTGCCCGAGCAGGAAGAGGAAGTTTGACATGCTTGGTTGCGCCGATCGTCTAGGCGAGTGGCTTGTGCCAAAAAATGCCACTCACTCAGCGATCTATCGAACCAATGCGAAGTCCTACGGAGCAAACTTTCTCACTGGAAACCAGATTCGCAACGAAGAGCTTGTCCGCACGAATGGCTACGGATTTCCGTATATGAAGGAAGTTCCTGAGCATCCAGAGCAAGCGTACTCTCAGTCGAGTGTGTGTTTGTTTCGACAAGAACAGACTGGGTGCTCAGTGCCAGCAATCGAAAGCATTCCGTCTGAAGCTTTCTTTTGCGGCGATCTTCTTTGGGTTATGGAGAACGGCCCCTGCTATGACACCGTCACGCTGACTGACCGTGGAGGACGAACGACCGTCTACACACTCAATACAGGTGGAGCTTCAGAAGCAGACGACGCGACTCGCAAATGGTGCATGGATCAGAACGAGACCGAGCATCAATCCAATGTCTACGTTGTGTACGACTATCGCCCGAGGTTTGACGGGACGTGTTGGCCTCTGACTGGAACGCTTCATTTCCCAGAGGCATGGTATCCAAAAGACCACGTTACGTCGTTGCTTGGCAGCCTAATTCAAGTGTTATCAGCATTTGAAGAGAACCGAAACTATTGGTACTCAACCGAGGGCGAAGGAGGGTGGCGTGTTTTCTCTGAGTTTTCAATCCAGCTTGTCACCGCCAGCTGCGAAGAGGCTATGTATGAGTCGCGACACCTCGGCAATTGGTCTCAGGTTCGCGTTCGAGTGGCAAGGCAATGCGATGGAACGTACTACATAACCAGCATTCCAATTGCGCCGAGTGGTTTTAGGAGGTCAATCTATGAGCCATCGCTCGCCCAGCACGCTGACGCTAGGGTGTACAACGGTGTACTTCCTGCATCAAGCTATTCAGTCACACTGGCTGCCAACGGCCCACCACCTGTAGCTTCAAGCGTGCAGTCTGTTAGCGGCGATCCAGTGCCTGCTGATGGTGGTGTGGTTACGGTTCAAATGTCAGGCAATGGCCTTGGAGACACTTCGTCAACGTTTACGCTTGGCAAGAACCTAATGAGGTTTCCTAGAACCGTATTCCTTCAGCCAAACGGCTCAAAACGAGTAAATGGCTCGCGAATTGAAAACCCGTCCTATGAGCTTGATCCTGCGCTGTCGCACACGCTGCAGGCCCCGTTTGTGCAGGTGACGCAACAAGGTTACGGCGGCGATGACGACACGAAGTGCCACATTGCAGTTGTGTGGATCGGCGGAGTGCAGTCAGTCGCGATGCCGAGAGTTCTAATTGGAGAGGCTTCCGATATTGGAAAGCCTCTTGGTCAGTACGTGACGAGTGACTTCACAAAAGTGTCTTGTCTTGTTGGCCAACCGTCTGTTGTGGAAGGAACAACATGCGAGTGGACCGTGTCTTCTGACAATGAGCACGTTCTAGCCGTCAAAAAGGATGATCTGATCAATGTCACTGTCGGGCCTGGGGCAATGGCTGCGAGCAGGCAGATTTACAGTGGTGGTCGGCCAATCAAAGTGGTTGATGCAACTGTCACTGTCTCAACACCACTGGAGGATTCAGTGTGGTCGGTAACGATAAAACTGGCAAACGTCTAGACGGCTTGTGCGAGTTTGACGCCGAGACGCTTGCCTGCTCTCGGTGCGGATACGTCGCCAAGAAGGTTCCTCACTATCGGTATTGCCAGACGCTTATGGAAAAGGCCGAGACTATTGCTCATGGCATGGCAGCAAAACGGATCACCGTGCCGCCACTACTCGTCGGCACCGCAATGTCAAAGACGTTTGCACGCTTTGGGATAACTCCGCTAGCCGTGAAGAAAATCACTGGCAAAGACTGCGGCTGTAAAGAGCGAGCAAACAAGCTTGACGCCGCCGGTGCCGCCGTGTCAGCCGTGGTAGAAAGGGCCGCCAATGCGGCGCTGCAAGTGGTTCTTCCTGCACACGTCGAGCCAGAGGATGTGGCGGCTATAGCTAATACGCTGTACGCCAGCCCATTGACAAACGAGGGCCTAAAGAAAGGCCCATCCGCTTGACACGCCTGCCACCCTATCGGCATGGGACGCCAGCGATCACAGCCGAAGCCCAAGACGCAGCCGCCTGCGGACCTGTCGCCGTTTGACTCTGACGACGAAGAAGACGACGTGGCCGGCGGTGGAATCCCAGACGATGACGGGTGGATTCACCTCAAGCGAAAGGATCAGGCCGATGGCACGAAAACGCCACAGCGGAAGCCTCGTTGCCGCCGTGATTGAATCGCTGCCGACTAGGGTTCACGGGAACACGCCGTGGTATGAGCGTGTCGCACCAGAGCACCAAGCCGAGCTCGAGGAGCTCAGGGCCGCGTGGAAGTCCGGCAAGCTGAAGGTAAGGCGGAACACCGCCGCAAGGATCATCGCCGCTCATCTGCACGAGCGTGGCATCGCAACGGTAGGCACTCAAGGAGTATGCGAATGGCTAGGAAAAGCCTGATCGCCGAGGTGGCCGAAACGATCGACGCCTCGCAGCACCTGGCGACCGACGCAGAGCTCGCCAGGCTGCGTTCTGAGGTGGCCACGCTGAAGGGACGGTACAAGTCCGCCCTGGCTCAGATCGACCGGGAGAGGGAGCGTGGTGACGCCCTGGTGCAACTCAAAGGAATCAAGCCTTCTGGCAGTGTGTCGGCCAGCGTCGGCAAGCACAAAAAGCATGACGCGACTATGGTCGTGCTGCTGTCAGACATTCACTGCGAGGAGCGTGTTGATCCTCGGACTGTGAACGGACTCAACGACTACAGCCTTGACGTATGTCAAAAGCGTCTTGATGAGCTTCACGAACGATTCTTTCGCCTTCTTGACCATGAGCGGCAGCTGGCCCGCATTGACAGAGTAGTCGTCTGGCTTGGAGGTGACCTGCTTAGTGGCCACATTCACGACGACACGGCAGAGCTGGCCCAACTGGCGCCGCTTGCCGCAACACGCTGGATAGGCGAAAGGCTGCGGGCTTTCATTGACGCTGTGTCTGATAGGGCAAGCTCTATCATCGTCGCCACGAACAGCGGAAACCACGGGCGATCCACTGAGAAGCTCAGAATCGGCACAGAGATGGAGCACAGCTTTGAGCAGCACCTCTACCTGACGCTCGCCAGCGAGGAAAAGCGAAAGAATGTGCAGTGGCAGGTTGGCACAGGCTACCTCAATTACGTTGACTTAGACGGCTTCCGTATTCGCTTTCATCACGGCCACGCCATCCGATACGGAGGAGGCGTCGGTGGAATCACGATCCCGACCAACAAGGCTATTGCCGCTTGGGATGCCGTCACTCGAGCAGACCTCACCTGCTTTGGCCATTGGCATCAGTTCCAGTGGTTGCGAGCCGGACGCTACGTAGCAAACGGTAGCGTCATCGGGCATTCGGCATACGCCACACGAATCAAGGCTGCGTATGAGCCTCCGTGTCAGGCGTGCATCGTCATTGACCACGGCCGGAATGAGGTGACGAAGGCGATGCCGATCTACTGCGACAGAGACCTCAGAGCAAAGCGTTGACGCATGGATTACGAATTGACAGACGACTATCTTGCCGACGCACGCCAGCGAGCGTACCGCTACCAGGGGCAGTGGACCGGCACGGCAGGCTCTCTTGCCGCAGACGTTGCACGACTTCTACTTGAAAGGAAAAAGATGCAAGGATTTATTACGGATCTCCAGAACACCAACACGCAGCTGCGGGAGGCCGTGGAGACTCGCTTGGCCGGCAACGCTTCCATGCCGACGCCTGACCAGTTGTTTTCCGGCGGATGCTGCGACGGTGGTAAGTGCCAGCCCACGCCGCAAGAGCTAGAGGCTGGCTGGAAAGAAATCACACAGGCGAGTTCTGCAAAGTATCACGCCGACCGGACAGAGCCAGAGGAGACGGTGCCTGTTGACTGGATTCTGCAGGGACAGAAGGAGATGGAAGTCGCACCGGACGACATCCGCTGGACTGGTGACAGCATCATCGCCAAGGATCACGACGACGTATCGCCTGCCGAAAGATTGCTGATGGATGCCATAGATGTCGTTCGTGACCGACGCCCAAAATACGGCGGCCCGAAACATCATTTCCGGCGCACCATCGGCATGATCAACGCCGCTTTCGCCGACGTGCTGAAACGTCCGCTCACGGAGAGCGACTGGGCGATCTTCATGACGTTTGACAAGGTGGCACGATTCCTCGGGCCAAACAAGACTGCAGACGGGCCGATTGACTTGGCTGGCTACGCAGCTTGTCTCGCAGAGTGTGAAGCGGCAGAGCCGGTCTAGTTTTGACTCTACCGGCCTAGTCTGGCGGCATGGCATCAGACCATCCATCCGCCGTCGCCGGCCTCGACGCAAAAGTTATGTCATTCCTGTCCGACGCTCGGCGTACGGCGGCTGACGGTCTGACTTGGCAGGAGTTTGGCGAGCTCATGGTCGCCCTGCTCCGGCTCGCCGTGGAGACGCTTGACCGCGTCAAGTCGTTGTCCGGCCCTGAGAAGAAGGCGATCGCCGTGGCCGCCGTGGCTGCGCTCTTTGACACGACAGCCAGCCGGTGCGTGCCGCTCGTGGCGTATCCAGCGTGGGCAATCCTGCGTCCGGCTTTGCGTGCGTTTGTTCTGGCTCTCGCGGCCGGTGCCGTTGAATCCATGCTCCCAATGGTGAGGTCGTCAACGTGATCACTGCTCTCCTTGTGGCGTTTGCCGTCTACGTGCTTGCGGGCCAGCAGATCACCGAGAGGGTGAAAGCGTGGTATGCCACAGCCAAGATGCCCACGCTCGACGGCAAGCACGTTGCTGTGCTAGCCCTGGTCGTCGCTGCTGCCATCTCGTTCATGCCTCGCAGCTCGAGCACTCCAAAGCCTGAGCCGGCTCCTGTACCGCCTGATGCGTTCTCGTTGCGTGGCAAGTTCATCGGCCCGACTGCTGCTGAAGATGCGGCGACGATGTCCGCACTGTGTGGTGAGCTCGCCGACTGCATTGAATACGACGGCTCCCACGATCAACGGCTCAAGACTGGCGTGGCGTTTGACGACTTGCGGATCGCCGCCCGCGAGATGCGGTGCAAAGGCGAAAGCATTGGTGCTCGCCAGCCACAGGTGCGGGAAGCCGTCCATCGGTTCCTTGACGACGCCGTGGGTTCGTCTGGTGGTCCTGTGACGCCCGAGAGCCGGTCGGCGTGGGTCTCAGCATTCCGTGACCTGTCGAGGGCAGCCGCCGATGTCACGTAGTAATCGCTGGTCTGTCGGCGCCGTCACGTTTGTGGTCGTCATGGCGATCCTCGGCGCGCTCGTTGAACGTGCCACGCGCCGCACGGCGGACGCTATTGATGCCCGGTTCGGATATACGCCAGATCCTGCAGGCACGGCAAGATTCTTAGCGGAACTTGATCAGCCGCTGTTCTCAGACGCAGCCAAAGACGTGATCAAGAACGCCAAGCAGAAGGATTCGTTCCTTTACCGATTCGCAGACCGTGCTCACCGCCAGGTCTATGGCACTCCGTTTGGGCCTTGGAAGCAGGGGATAGGCGATTGCACAAGCTTTGGTTGGGCTATGGGAAGCTATGTTGGCCAATGTGTGGATTGGGCCGAAGGCGAATTGCCAGAGCCTCCGAAGCTTGTCGCAACTGAACCACTGTATTCAGGAAGTCGCACCGCTGGGCGTCTCCCTCCTGTCAGTCAGGCCGGGTACAGCGATGGCTCTTACGGAGGTGCATGTGCTCGCTGGGTGGCTGGAAAATGCAAAGACCCGACACTTGGCGGCATACTCTTTCGCCAGCAGTATCCAGGTGCTGATCTCACGAACTACAGCCCCACCAGGGCGAAGGAATGGGGCAACCTGCTCTGCGGTGGCGGGCAGGCCGGGATCTCGCTTGCAAAGCTGGCCAACAAGAACACTGCCAAGAACGTGGCGCTGGTTCGGAACTTTGACGAAGCGGCTGCAAGCATTGAAAGCGGCTACTGCGTTCCAGTGTGCAGCGGCGTTGGCTTTTCCTCGCAACGTGATGCCGATGGGTTTGCTGCCAGGTCTGGCTCGTGGGCTCATTGCATGTGCTTCATCGCCGTGCGTTACGCCAAGAACGAAGGAAAGCGTGACGGCTTGCTCTGTATGAACTCGTGGGCGGTATGGAACTCCGGCCCGAAGTGGCCGGCAGACCAGCCTGACGGCTCGTTCTGGGTGAGCCGCGAGACCGTTGACGCGATGCTCTCTGGAAACGACTCGTTCTCAATCAGCGGTATCAACTTCCGCTACCGCGACCTCGACCACGGCAACTGGCTCACGCCATCACCCAACTAGGAGACACGCATGGGTCTTGTCATCTGGCTCGTATTCGGTGCGATCGTCGGCGGCGCCGCAAAGTGGATTATGCCGGGCAAGTGTCCTGACGGTTGGGTGCCGACTATCGGACTCGGCATCATCGGCTCGCTCGCCGGCGGCTTGCCATTTGGAGACGCTCCTGCCGGGCTGATCGGTAGCGTGATCGGTGCCTGCGTTGTCATGTTCCTCTACTCGCTATGGAGCGACGACCGATGACCAAGAAGGAAATTCAATCCACCGTCGTCGTTGGCCTGGTGGCTGTGCTCATCACCTGGTGGGCGGCGACATCCGACTACTCGCCGGTGAAGCCCGAGCCACAGCGGCCCGTGCTGCGGCTCATCCAGAGGCTTGCCCGACTCGGGCTGTGGGCAATGATGTTCGCGGAGCAGCCGCCGTCAGATCAGGCGTACGTCGTTCACGCTCGCGTTGACGCTGACGGTCACAAGATCGTCAACCACGGACAAGGGTGGTGACGCATGTGGCAATACATCCTCTCCGTTCTGGCGGCTCTTTCCGCAGATCCATCACAGATTGACCGTGAGGCTCCACGGGCCTCGGCGGCTGTCTCGGCTGCGTATTCCACCACGGCACCAGAGAAGGCGCCAGAGCCCACGCCAGAGCCTCCCAAACCCAAGCCTGCCGTCTGTGCTGACTGCGGTGGGCGAGGCTATATCGTCCACGGCGACGGCCACAGGACTACCTGTCCTGCTTGTGGCGGAAAGGCGGCCGGCGCGTCGTCCACGCCTGATGCACCACCACGGCCTGCGGGCGGGAGGTGACGGTGGGCGACGCGCCGGGCGGAATGCTGCCGCACCTGCGCAGCCGACTGAGGCAGGAGATCGGACCTCGAGCGGTCAACGCCGGCCGTGCGTTTGACGAGTTTGTGGACGCGATCTGCCGTTGCTGGAACGCCGAGCACTGGACGAAGCTTGCACGCACGCAGCCGGAGTCGCAGTCGGCAGCGATCCAAGACGCCAAGGTTCTGATTGCCAAAGTGCGAGAGGATGTTGAGGCGATGTGGGGCGACAGCGAGCAACTGCGGTCGCTCTACTCAAGCGTCGGCGAGCATACCGTCGCGGTGTTTGCGAGGCTCTGGTTTGAGTCAATGTCGAACCGGACGTGGATGCGTCAAGCGTGCCGAGAAGCCAGGCGGACTTGACTCTTCTGCAACACTCACAGCATGAGCGAGGTTCAGCGTTCATTCGTCGATGACGATCTGCCGCCAGCAAAGGGCAAGCGGCGCCGCATGCCCGAGCGACTTTCGCCACCAATGCGAAAGTTCCTGACCAAGCTGGCCCGCATCGGTGCTCGCGTCACGTGGACGATTGAGCTCATCTACGATCCGAGCAAGGGCGGCCAGGGCGAGTTGACCGACAGAGCCAAGGCCGGCGACCACACGCTTGTGCTCGACACGGTGCGAGAGGTTGAATACCGGGCCTCGCAGCTGGGCGACGACATTGAGGCGTTCATGACGCCACCCGACAAACTGCCAGCCGAGCCGGGCCATCCGTCACGAGTGGACGCAATGGCCCGGCGGCAGGCGGCGAGACAGCATCTGTTTGATTGACGCCACTACTCCATTCGTTTGGCAATTGCCAACAGCCTTCTTGCCGTGCGACGCCAGCCTGCAATCCATTCCTTGTCGCAGTGGTACTTGCTGTCT